ACACCGTACCCTTAGTGCCATTGGCGCTGGTGAACGGCTGAACCAGCGTGTACTTGCCGCCAGCGTAGGTGAAGCGGGGCGGGAACAGATTCGGAACGTGCCGGAAGTTCTTGATGACCCGGTTCGCACCAATGCGCTTGAGCAACTCAGCGCCGCTGCCGCTGCCCATATCAGCCTGACGCAGATCCTCACGGAACGCGGGGTTGTTCTGAGCGATGCGCTGCGAAGCCTCCAGACCGATGTAGAGCGGGAACACCGGGCCGTCGCTGCTGTAGCTGATGAAGCCAGAGCTATCAGGATTGGTAGCGCCGTTACGGATCAGCGTGGCAGCAGCCACATCGAGCATCTCCTGCGTAAGCTCGGAGGTGGACTGATTGAGCGCCTGACCAACGGAGCCGGTCTGAATCCAGGGCAACTCATTCACGCCAGACGGAATCGTCTCAACCTGAGTGAAGGACGAGTCGGCCACAGCCTTGATGGCATACTTGGCGAACATGTTCTGGTAACGGGTTTCCCAAGAACGCTGCGCGCGGATGGAGAGCTTCTCCAAGTACACACGCAAGAACGCCTCGACGCGATGATCGAAGGTCAGATCATCCTTACACAAGAGCGGACCTTTGAGGGCGAAACGCTCAGGACTCCAGGTAACGGCATTGTAGCCGACCGGAACGTCATTGTAGGTGACATCGCAAGCGCCAGCGTTATCGCCGGGATTGCCGCTGGCGAGCGTGATGGCCGACCACTCCTCAGCCGCAGTCGGCTCGATGGAGGTGGTGGTGAACGAGGTCTGGGTCAGACCAGTACCCTGAGGATACTCGCCGCGCTCAATCATGTTGAGCCACATCGAGCGGTACGAGGCGCGTTTATAAACGTCCTGCGCGAGCGACTCTGTAGCCACCGCGAAGGCGTTGAAGACATTAGGACAAGCCATGAGATGAAAAAGTAAACCGACGTTATCTGCGTTATGGTTGGCCATCTATCCACCACACGGTGGCTGATTATCCAACCTGCTACATGCGGAGTGTCATTGCCGCTTAGACGGTTTTGCGATGGCTGACCAAGCCTCCGCATTGCTTAAGGTCGTTACGCGCACTGACGCATAAGGGTGACTAAAGTGTCAATCACAATTAGTAATTGGCCTCAAACTCATCGGTCAGCTCCGACTGCTCTGCCATGTAGCTCTTGTATCCACAAAGTAGGCCAAGTTTGTGAGGTTGAATGATATGCTCCTTCGCGATAACTCCACGGAATGTGTACGGACCTGGGAAGGTTCCCGTCATCAGAGCGTAGAAATCCACCCCGTCGGTTTTCGATCCTTTGCGCGCATCGACCAATAGCTTTCCATTGTCGTACTTGGTCGTTTTTACATCGATGCGAAATCCCGGCGGTGGCGGGACAAGCGCGTCATAGAGCGGATGCGGAGGATTACGATCCGTATCCAGATCAGGATAAACATTGAACAGCTTGCAGAAAGCTAGTTCTCCACAAATCCCCTCAAGATCGACCGTATGCGGATCTTCCGCGCTGATCTTCAGGTTCACCACATTGAAATATCGATTCTTACCATTTCGATTCTTGGCTACGAAATGGGCGAGCTTACGCTCCGCTGTTGATAGAGAAATACTTTGACCAATTTTGATTTTATTTAACATGGTCAAAAAGGCGGAAAATTTTTGAGGGGGGTATCGTAAACGAAGCCCACCCCCAAAGGGGGCCTCCCCCCTAGGCGTCCAACCTCCTGCCACCCCCTAGGAAAAACAATCCTTTTCTACCATAAGCAAAACTCATGCAGACTATCACTTTCCCTGCGATGCACAAGGTGTGTTATATTCACTTTGTTTCGGATTCTTTCACTTCGATTTCCATCGGCATTCTGTCAGGCATCGATCCAAGTAAATTGATGCTCACACTCGCTTGTTCTCCAGTTTCGCTCCATCCGAAAACCAGTGCCGAGCGTTTCGCGACGCTTCCCAGGATCGTTTCTCGCACGCCTTCATCCTTGATGCCGTCAAGAGAGTAGGAATCGATTCGCTCGAGCGTCGACGCTGCGTCCGCAGCTAGCTTGTTTCGGACAAGAGCCGAGAGCGTTTCTAAGGATTCGGTTTTCTTTTCTTTGCAAACCGTTTGCATTTCCTTTTTGACCTTTGTAACACCCTCTAAGCTTGCCCGTTTGCAAAGAGTCGTTTTGTTTACCTTCAATTTGTCCGCGATAGCGTCCCATTCCATTCCGGCAAGGTAGAGGCTACATGCCCTTTGCCAGACTTCCTTTGGCATTCCCATTCCGGCAAGCTATCGGGACGCAAGGAATCCGGCAAGGAATCGATCTTGCCACCGTCAAGATACCGCATTCCCTGAGCAAATCCCCATGTTTTCCCCCTTCCTAAAATTATTTTAACTTTTCTTTTGACTTCCTTTTCCGTTCCCCCTAGCCTGCCCGTCGTGAAAAGCACCATGCGCCAAAAACTCCTTAGCCTAGCCTGTCAGGCCTTGGCATACGCTGTCGTTTCCTACGTTTTCTTCCTGATTTTCTTCAAATCCCAATTCTAAAAACCCATGACCAAAAACCTCCTATCCATCGACACCAACGCAAAGACCGTCAAAGGCCAGAAGCGTGGCTTCATGACCGGCATTCTGTATCTTGCACCTGACCGCCTGTCAGGCCTTATCAACGTGTGTGTCCATGCATCCGACGGATGCCGCCAGACGTGCCTTTACTCTGCGGGTCGTGGCGCATTCACTTCCGTCCAAAAAGCCCGTATCGCAAAGACCGTTCACTACGTCAAAGATCGTCAGGCCTTCCTTGCCACGCTGACCGAAAACGTCGCGACGGTCATCCGAAAGGCCAAGGCCAAGAAAATGCATCCGGTCATCCGTTTAAACGGGACATCCGATATCGGATGGGAACGATACTCCGTCATCCAAGCGTTTAAGACGACCCGTTTTTACGACTATACAAAAAACGCTGACCGCATGTTCGCTTTCCTAGACGGAAAACTTCCTTCGAATTACAGCCTGACATTTTCACGTTCCGAAGCCAATGAAGCGCAATGCCTCGAGGTTTTGAAGCGTGGCGGCAACGTGGCGGTCGTTTTCCGAAAGGCCTTGCCCACGCATTGGAATGGATTTCCGGTCATCAACGGAGACGAGAATGACCTCCGTTTTCTCGATCCTAAGGGCGTCGTCGTCGGCCTGACCGCCAAAGGCAAAGCAAAGACCGACACCACGGGCTTCGTTGTGGGTTGAAGCAACGTGTCAGCCTATGCGAAAGCGTAGGTTGCAACGTGTCTTTAGTCTCAATCAAAAACTCAATCCATCAATCCATGAAAAACCGATACGCTGGTCAGTGTGTGCAGTGTCACGAATATGTTCCCTCAGGCCTTGGCACCGTCTCTAAGCGCGGACGTGTGTGGCGCATTGACTGCAACGCATGCACCGGCCGCATGCCGGAAGAATCCGGCCTGGTTTGCGTCAAACTATCCTCCGGATGGACTGGCACGCGTAATGCGCGCGGGCGTTGCGAAGACGCGCCATGCTGCGGGTGCTGCTCTTTCTAAACCCTAAACCCAACGAATAAAAAACCATGTCCAATATCCCGCTTGTCCCTTTCCTACGCTTGCGCGAGTGCGAGGAACCTTTCGTAATGCACGGCCGTCGTTGGCTCTTTGTCACCTGTCTACGCGCAGACGGTTTTCCCGACATTGGAGTCTATTCTTTCGACACCGATCTTTGCCACGATTACCTAGCGTGGCGTGAAGCTTTCAACCTTAAATAAAAAACCCATATGGCATCCATTCAACGCATCGAAAACGCGGTAAATAACCTCATCAACGGAAATCTATCGGATGCGCGCAAGTCCGCACGCGGCCTGACATATTCTGACATATTCGACTGGCTGACAGGCCCTGTCGGCTGGCCAGAAAACCGTTCGCGCGCATGCGCGGACTATCTGATCGGCCGCATAGATTACCGGACCTATTGCAAATCGGACCGTTGACCCATCCTCCGCGCGCCATGCCGCAAGCGTGACGCGAAAGGGTAGGCCAATCTATCCGCAGCAATAAATCCAAAGCATGAAATTCACCCTCCACGACACCTTCAATGGCGGCACCGTCTCGGTCCACCGCTCAATCGAAACCGCCGTACGCGCATCCATGCGATTCCACCGCGCGGTCAAACGGGCTAACGGAAAAAACTCATTCATCACGACTGAAATCCGTTGCGACGGTAAGCGCCTGGATGAAAACCAGCAGGAAGCCGCGCAAGGCATCCAATGGGCAATCGAAACCGGAAAGATGAAAGCCTAAGAATCCAATGAAAACCCATACCCCTGGTCCGTGGGAAGCTCACGGATGCACTTTATACGCTGGCAAATGCCGCATTGGTCAAACATGGGATGCTGAATACGACGGACTTCCTACGCCTGAGATGGAAGCCAACGCTCGCCTCATCGCCTCCGCCCCCGATCTTCTCTCCGCGCTGGAACGTCTCACGCATCCAATGGCCGACGACGACGACCTAGACTACGCGCGCGAGGTTATCAAGAAAGCGAAAGGCCAGCTATGAAAGTCTATTGGACAGCCTGCTACGGCAAATTCCGAAAAAGCGAGTACACGTTTCAAGGTCGCAACGCCAAGCGTGACGCGTATCGACTGGTCAAACGATTCGGTGGGCGTGTGGTTCGTGAAATCATCAAATCCCACGAATAAACCGCATCCGCGCATCAAATTATGCATCCATTGCTTTTATCCGCTCTCATTCAGGTCGAATCCGGTGGAAACGATCAGGCCCGAGGCCGTCACGGCGAGCTTGGCGCGCTTCAAATCAAATCGATCATGGTCCGCGACGTGAATCGAATCATGGGTACGCACTACGCGCACCAACAGGTAACCAACCGCGCCATCTCGATCTTCATCGCGGAAAGCTATTTCGCGCACTATGGCAAACACCTCAGCGACGAATCTTTAGCTCGACTCTGGCAAGGTGGGCCAAAAGCCCTTAAAAGATCATCATCACGCGCTTATGGCCGCCGGGTCATGCGCGAACTTCAATCAATGGATAAATCGAACCGTATTTTCACCGAAAACCATC